TAAAGAAGATGAATGGATTCCTGTTGGTGCATGGTGTTGGGAAAACTTTGATTATCTAAGTGGTGTATCCTTCTTACCTTTCGCTGACCATACATATACACAAGCACCTTATCAAGACATAGATGAGGATACTTATAAGAAGTTAGTAAAAGCTATGCCTTCTAGTATTAACTGGGCTAAGTTAAAAGACTTTGAGAAAGAAGATAATACGAAAGGATCACAAGAACTTGCATGTACTGCAGGGGTATGTGAGTTGGTGGATATATAATGAAAGAAAGTAAACCTGCAATAGCCTCAGCTGATGTTGAATTAATTAGAAAGGTGATAGCTTACTACCTTAAGTATGCATCACCTCCTAATAAAGAATTAGAAGAAAAGTTATTATCCCTTCATCATAGAGTAGGAAGAATAGAATGAACTTAAGATTACCAAAAGATGATAGACACTTTCAACATTATCTAAAGACAGTAGGTCCAGAGTATCAAAAGAAACATAGAGATTATTCTCTTAGCTTTGTAAAAGAACATGACATAGCTGTTGATGTTGGTGCTCATGTAGGAACATGGGCTATAGACCTTGAGAAAGTTTTTAATAAAGTAATTTGTTTTGAACCTATAGAAGAACATCGAGACTGTCTCATGGAAAACATTCAACATCCTGATAAAGTAATTGTAATAGGTACAGCTCTTGGAGACCATGAAGAAGATGTTGTCTTCCTTGATTATGACACACCAGATAATAGTGGTACTGCTAGTATCAGAACAGAAGGTAAGTATAGATGTAAGATGAGAACCTTTGACTCTTATAATATAAAGAAGATAAACTATCTGAAGGTAGACATAGAAGGTTACGAACTAAACTTTCTAAGGGGTGCAAAAGAAACTATCATGAGAACTAAGCCTGTCATCAACATAGAAATTAAACCAAGTGTTGATGCTCATCTTGTTATGTCTTATCTCTCTGATGAATTAGGTATGACCTTTCAAGGCAGGACTATTAAAGACTATGTATATATGTACACTTGACAAATGCTTTTCCAATCCCCATATATAGTAGGGAAAGGAGAAACAAATGTTTCATTATTATGTAGACCAACCAGCTGTCCCTCAAAAAGTTATTGAGAAAAGATGGCAACAAGATATCGAAGGTAAGATAGAAAGTCTTGAAGACTATAAGAAAGAGATTGATAAAAAAATCAAGGCATATAAGGCTGACTTAAAGGCTATTCAATAAAATTATACCTCCTGCTTCATATTTTTACTCCATAAATGAGGCAGGAGTATCCTTTGAGCACCTTCGGTATACCATACTACCCTGACAATACGACTTCTTTTGTGTGCTTACTGTACATCCAGCAAATAGATTCTTATTCTTCTTCGAAGAAATCTTTAACTATATCTAAACCTTCTTGTGATTCAGCTACTTTTTTTACTTGAGCTATAAATTCTTGAGCAACATTACTATGTTCTCCTATACCACTAGGTTTATCTAAATATATTTGAGCATTTGCTACAGCCATATCTCTTTCAGATTCAAAGTGTTTGATTGCTGCATTAATTATAAGGTCTTTATGTGTCATTAACATCTCCATCTTTTGCGTGCCTGTCTCAATCTTGAGTTAGGATTCTTTGCAGCCTTCGGGAACTTCTTCATTTGCCCTGCTGATCGAGCACAATAGCTCTTTCTTCTCGCTGCATCTTTACCTGTAGGATTCTTCTTGGTAACAGCAGTCTTTAATTTACTGCCCGGATTCTGCCTACGATACTTAGCAACTCCCTTGGCTGATAGCCCAGCACCTTTCTTGGTAGGTCTCTTTGCTCCACTACCAATGGTCATTCCCTTCATGTTGCTCTTAGCTCTTGCCACGTTTAGGGAATCCCTTCTTCATATTTGCATATGCCTTTGCACTAATAGTACTCTTCTTCTTAGTACGACTTATACCTTTTTTCTTTCTAGCATTTATGTTTGCATAGAGTCCTTTTGCTTTAGCCATTCGTCTGCCCACTCTTGTTGATTATTAACTTCAGTCTTACACTCACAACTCTCACCACAAAGACACACTTCTCCTGTGCATTCTGGATTACCACACTTACATTCTACTTGCATAGTTCCTCCCATGATTCGTTGTGTATTAAAATCTGTCTTGCTGTACCATTGGTTAGTCTATCATCATCATGTATTAATATAGGATCTAACAAAGAACATGAGTCAGTCACTACGTTTCCACCTGTCAAGCAGCTTGTGAGTAACATCACTAATGGAAGTACGAGCAACGTCTTGTTTAATTTTATTCTTTTTTTTCTTAAGCTTTTCAATTTTTAATAAACCTTTTTTAACAGCTGCATCAGCTCCTGCTTTCCTCATTAATATGAAAGGTAGGATTTTAGTAATAAGATTAGCTAGAGCTGATACAAAAGAAAACATGTACTAGATTTCTGCACATGCATAACAGTTAATCTCAAGACCAACAGCTACTTCTTTTATACTAGGTGTTTTCCACATAGAATTATTCCTTCCCTGTTTGTTTAGCTCTACCAATATTAAGAGCTGACCATTCAAGTACCTTATATATTTTACCAAGTACTGAATCTGGATTAGGAGTTCTGGTACCAGCTACTATTACACTAGCTATAGTTATTATAGATGTAACAGTTGCTATTATCTCAGGTGCCATTGCCCAAATTTGTTGTATCATTCCTACTTCTTCCATTATTCGTATTCCTCCATAGTCGTTAAAGAATCTGCATGTATCTTATGTATCATTGTCTGTAAAGTAAATGACAACTCTACCATTTTAATTGAACCAGCAAAGTAATCCATTGTAGGCTTATCCTTATCAAACATAAGTACTATGAGCCCTTCAATGTCTCCGGAATCAATCTTTCCTTGTAACATAGTAACACATTTCTGTATCATTTCCAATGCTTCTACCTTACCAGTTGGAGTTAAATCTCCTGTCTCTTTGTCAACACTAATAGTTTTACCTGTAAAATCAAGGACATCAGCCATATAATACATCCTTATAGTTAGGTGATAGCTTCTTACTACCATTAGTTTTCCATAGAGTTCCTCCTAATCCTTCACCATGAATAGAAAGAGTAATGTCTTTAGGTCTTGTATCAAAGAATTTCTCTAAGTCTTGAGCACCAGCCAGTAATTCTCCTGTTGTCCAGAAGTGTTCGTTATCCACATTAACTTTAAGAAAAGCTTTCTGACCTTCATCATCTAGTTTCTCTGGTTGTTTAGGTTCTTCTTTTAAACTAAAGTCAAAGCCATGTAGTTTAAAGTCTCTGAATCCTAGGGTATGCATGATAGATACACTACGCATAGCAGCATTAGTACCACCAGTAATCCATGTTATAGACTTATCCATACCGGGAACTCCTTGAGCTACTGCCTCACTATATGCGTGCCATCCTATAATCTGTGCGTGCTTCTCTCTTAATAGATTAGTTACAGATACATCTGTCATACCAGCCACTAAGAATAAAGTAGAAGGGTCAACTGTTTTAAATAAATCTGTTCTTACTATACCATGAGTAGACAATCCTGTTACTGGTCTTGGGTCTAGTATGGTACATATCCAAGGTTTAATACCATGAGATAATAATATAGGATAAGAATGTTTAACACATACTACCTTAGCTTTAGGATTTTCTTTTATCTGTTTCTTAATCAACTCTATATCTAATGAAGGACCAGCAGACACTAGAATAATTGATTCATCATTAGCTACACAACTATGATTCATCCACTTAGGCAGTATCTTTAAGTTCTCTTTAATATTATTAAGTATATGTTCCTTTGGCATACTATCTTTAGGAGTTACTACGATAGGAACCTTTGGTTGAAATATATTTTCTTTCTTATCACACACTATAACTAAACCAATAAGACCTGTACCTAAACAAGGATCACTACTACGTAAAACAGAATTAGGTTTAGTAATTTTTTCTACTACTTGATTAACACCACAGTATTCATCATCAGGTTTCTTACCACGTTTATCTTTACCAAAGTAATCATCAAAGATAACTTGAGGATTATGTTTAAGCATTTCATAAGTATGATGAACAGTATCATAAGATGTACCACCACCTATCAATACAAAGTCAGCATTGATTTTTTCTTTAAGAGTTTCTTTAACATCACCCTTGTAGAGTTTATAAGTAAGAGTCTTTCCTTTTTCTTTTAATGTAAGAGCTAAACTTTTTAATTTCTTTTCTGCTTTCTTCAAGGTGAAAGCTTGTTTATTGTTAAACTCTTTAAGGTTTAGTTCAGGAGTAGTCTCTTCAAATAAATCATAACCAATATAATGTACTGCATCTGTATGTTTTAATGCATGATGAATCATCATAAGAGCACGAGCTCCTGTATTAGTACCTGTCTCTATAATTGTTTTAGGTTTGTAATGATCGACCATATCTCCTACAAATTTATAACGAGGAGGTAATGCATTATCATCTTTCTTCATGCCTTTATTATGATACATAACATCATTTAATAATGACTGACCGAAGGCATCAATACCTTTTACATTAGGTGTTAAGTTGTCTGCTATTAAACCATGAGCTTTATGTACAATAAGAAGCCTATCAAATATAAAACCATCATGCCATTCTCTATAAGCTATAGTTTCTCCAGCATCATAACATCCCCTGAAGTCTTCAAGAAATTCTTTACCCATCATACTTTTTAAATTAATACCTATGAAAGAAGTTTCACTATAGTCTATATCATTTCTTCCTAGATGTACTATATCTTTATCGCCTGAACAAACCTTATTTAAAAAGTTTAAAGTAATAGGAGAGTGTGTTACTGTGTCAGCATCTAACCAGATCAACCAGTTAGTATCACCATAATGATTACGAGCTGATGATGTTAAAGCATATACTTTATGACACCACTTAATACAATCTCTCTTCCAATCATAAGGAGTTTTATTAGTAGCAGTACTACTATACTTACTCATCCTCTCTCTGTAGCTAAGCATATCTTTATCATCATTTAAATTTTTGTATGTAATGTTCTTAGCTTTAGGTGCAGACTTAGGTAATTCAAAGTCATGATACCATGCTTCCAGTTGTATATCTTTATCCCAATACTTTTTAAAAGTCTTGAGCATTTCTTGTGCATACTTATCATACCCTTCTTTACTGAAGGATGTAACTATTGTGTAACTCATATTTTAAATCTTCCTCTAATGCTATTTAAATGTTCTACTTCATTGAGCCATTCTTTGGCATACTCAGTCTCTCTATAATTGCTAAGCCAAGGTCCACCAAGGCTGTAATGAACAGCTTTAACCACGTTAGTATCTGGGCTGACACTAGGTACATAGTTCCAACTGTGAGGTAGAGCACCAATGTCAGAAGAATCCAACCAACCAAATTGATGGAGATAAGAACCATCAGAGTGATTAGCTTGAGTCTTATCCATCCTTTTGTTTTTAGAATGCCCAAGATTCCAGAGAACCATTGACGACCATAGTTTTTTATTGTAGTTTTGTTGAACCATTCCATCCATCTTTATCCCTTCATCAGGATTATAATCATGCTTGACACACATGACTGCATAATCGTTATTAGCCATATCAAATAACTCAGCAACGTCAGAACGAAAAAGAAAATCACAGTCAACAAACAATGCCCATCCTTCTGTCATTCCATTACGTCTACATATTTCAGGCACCAAGAACCTAGTGTGAGAGAACTCAGTAGAGAATGGTTTACCATCTGTGATATCTCTGTACTGTCCATCACCCTGTATATTCCAAGGCCTATCAAAGAGTCCTTGTCTTCGTAACTCTCTGTGTTCTAATTTAATTATATCTACGGGAGCAGAAGAGTGCCTCCTTATGGAATGCTTACACACTTCATAGGGCACATGCTCACGAGAATCATATCCAATAAAGATTCGTAACATGTTGTTTCCTTTCATGTACGTATTGTATTAGATATTAGGGAGGCTCACAAGGAAAAGTTATTTATACCAACTTTTTAATGCTTCGTTTCGCATTATTTCAGCATACCTTCCTTCAAATCCTTTAGGTGTAGCTGTTAAAATACTTGGGTCTGCTCTTCCAGTTTTAATTAGTACAAATTTCTGTGCTTTTTCCATTGCATTTTTAACTAATGTTCCATTTGGATCAAGCATGTTCTCTACATTTACTATCCCATCTGTAGTGCTATTTATAATGCTTTGGTCCCAGTCATTCATTCTTTCTATTTTTTTCAAAATCTCTGCATATATTCTGTCTGCCTTGTCACCATCTCCTTGATCGTATGCTATGTAATAATTAGAAAACATGTCAGCAAGTTGAGTACCAAGAGCCTTACTCTTTGCCTTACTCTTATTCATTAGATAATTTTTTTTCACTAATGCTTCTCTAGCTTCAACAACATTAGTTGTACTAAAACCTAGAAGTTTTAAGGCTGTATCACGAACACTTCCGGGAGCAGTTAATGGATTACCGGACATTGTTTTTGCACCTTGTTCATACTGATCCCATGATTTAACTAGATTAGTAGTAAGACCAGAAGGAACCATAGCTAACCCAGCTTTAATTGGATTAAAATTAGGATCATTTGGATTTGTATATTTTTTAATTCTACCTATATATCCTTCTAAGAATGAAGCAGCTGGACCACCAATAAGGACAGCAGGATTATCTCTGTTTCTTAAAAAATTAGAAAGCATATTTAAAGATAGTCTATTAGTAAAGGATACACCTGTAGCAGTAGTTAAAGCTCCTTTAGTTATGACATCTACTATAGCTGGATCTACTTCAGCTTCATTTAAATAATTAACTACTTCCATTTTAACATCTGTCACAGGCATTCCTAATTTTTCTGATAGAAGTTTAATAGTTTCATTCACATCATCAGCATAAGGTTGACCCCATATACCACCCAATAACATTTGATAAGTAACCATACCAATAACCATAGATGCACCCATCTTACTATCTATAGTAGGAATAGGTACTCCAAGAATATCATCTATAGTTCCTGAACTCATGCTTGTTCTTCCTACTTCTTTTACATCACCTGCAGATATACCCATTTTAATTATGTCAACACCAGAGTTACTCAACTGAATAATTTCATCATCAGTCCAGAAAGTTTCTACAGTACCTAAAGCTTTTTCTCCACCATATCTTCCCATTATAGAATTACTATAAATTTCTATCATCATCTGTACAAAAGGTAAGAACTGTATAGGTACACCACCTGCTAATCTACTAATCATAGGTCTGTTGTATGCATCTAAACTAAACTGTGTCATGGTAGTAACAGATTCAGCAGCATCTGTATACCCTTGTTCAGTATCTACAAGACTAGAGTTAGCTACTTCAGAAGCATTAAACTTATTTAAGTTATTGACCCCATTCTTTTTTGCTAATCTATATGTAGCCAAAGCAGCTGCTACTCTGTTTGTAATTTCTCCAGTAGCATACATAGTTGCCATGGCTTTACCAAATCCTAATCCTGCTTTAAGTATAGGATTAGCAAGCTTATTATTTTTATTAATACCTAATTTTTCTACAAAAAATTCTGCACTCACATCAGAGTTTTCAGATAAAGCTTCTGTGTTTATCTTACCAATAACTCCTTTATCTATTAGTTGAGATAACATTTGATATTCACCACGATCTCTTACTATATTTCTTCTTCTTAGTTTAGCATAAATTGTTTCAGCTTGTTCTTTTATATAAGGTTCATTACTATCTAATGAAGGAGCATACATACCTCTCTTATTAACTCCTACAGTAGCAGCAAATTTTGCAGCCTGATAGAAAGCTTTTGTTATTGCTGGTACAGCTGATGCTCCGTAGACAGAAGTTAATACTATTCCTGTCACACCACTTTGAAATAAGTTAACTAAGATAGAAGAAGGATTGCCACCAAGAAATCCATAGAAAGCCACAGCTTTTAATTGTTGTGCCGAACTCTGAGGAGAAAAAGTAAAGTCTTTAAGTTTAGATGCTACCTCATAAAGATTACTTGTGCCGGGAAGCCTTCTTAATGGAGCTATACGAACAGCTGCTTTCTTTAAGATATCTAATTCATTTAAAATATTTTTTTCAGTTCTAATACGAGCAACATAACGTGCTACTTTAGATTGATAGATAGCATAAGCTTGGTCATGATAGCTTGCAAAATTTACTGGAGTTATATGTCCGGGTACTCCTGACCTTAAAGTAAAGTGTCCCTCTATCCCCCGTTTTTGTTTTTGTAATTTAATATTTTCTATTGCCTCTTTAAAATCTGCTCTGAAAGTTTCTGCTCCATCTTTTCCTTTTGCTTTTCTATTAGTTTCATCAGCTGATAGTATCATAGCTTCCATTACTTCGTGACCATTAAACTCGCCTTCACTAGCTACTTGTTTATTGTCAGCATACTCATAACTATAACCTTCTGCTTTAGCATCTAAACTATCTTTCAAAGGAAAATCTTCAAAGAGTTGACTAGGTAAATTTTTCTCAGCCCATCCTATAGCATACGTCTGTCTATTACCTTTATAAAAAGGTATAACTATATCTGTTCTCCAAACAGTTTCTCTTACTCCTTTTTCATTTGTATATACTATTCTAAAGATACCATCTCCTTGACGAACATTAGGAAAATAATTTGTTAAGCTTCTGTCTTGTGCATCTCTAATATACTCACCAAACTTTATCATCTCTTCAGATTTTGTTTGATCGGTTAATCCTTCTCCTCTAGATATAATAAGTTCACCTAAGTTTGGCACCTTATCTAAATCTACAATACCTTCTTTACTAGCTGACCACTCCTTTACAATACTATCATACATAGGTACTTCACCGGGTACATCTAAGTATCTTACCATTGCTTCTAATCTTTCTAAGAAACTTTGTTGAAGTCCTCTTCTTAGCATAGTAAAAGCTGCTACTGTTTCTTTATTATTTAAAGTTACTGGTTGACCCGGTGTAATATAATTTGGATTGCCTATTTCATTAAGATAACCTAATCTAAAATCAACAGCCTGTTGACCTTTTAATATTCTTTTACCTATCTTAACTTCATAGTCTACTGGAAATAATATAGAAGCACTTTGACCATCTTCAGCAATTTTAAACTGTGCGTTAGGATCATCACCAAGTATATTAGCTACAGTTATAAATCTTTTAACTGTTCTATTATCTTCTTTACTTAAACTTCCTATACCTCGGTAGTAGTTATTGAAGTTAGATTGTATTGTTTTTTGTATCTCATTATATTTTACTAGGCCTTTAAACACAGGAGAAAAAGCTGGATAAATTTCAGCAATGTGATGCATAGAAGCCATGATATTATTATATATACCTACTCTAGCCATGTGACCACGTAAGCCTGAAGGACTATTGATATCAAAGTTAAGAACATCATTAGCTATTCTATCAGCTTTACTTTGATTAACAGTACCATCACTAGCTATACCACCAGCAAGTCTCATAGTGTCCGACATTAATTTCATATCTTTTATAAAATTATCTACCTGTCTTTGATCACCATTCAATGCTTCTAAAAGCTCAGCTCTATTTTTTTCTAAAAGCATTGAACCACTAAAAAGTTTTTGATTAGTAGATTCATACTTAGGAACTGATTGTCCTCTTGACATTCTATCTAAGTCAGTCTCTAATTTTTTTATTTTTTTAACTTCTTTCTTAGTAAGAATAGGTTTCCCTGCTAATGCGTCTCTTCTTATTGCTACTGCTTCTTGACTTCCTTCTTGAGATTCTACAGGTGCTGTCTCTTCTTGTTTAATAACATTTCTAATTTGTTTTTTAACTTCATCATCAAAGTATTTAATTGGTTTTTTATAAGGTTTAGAACGTAACTCTGGAATTACAGTTCCGTCTACAGATACTTCTATTACTTTTTGATTGTTTTTAAGTTGAACTTCTTTTATTTTATATGTTTTTCCATTATATGTAAATACAGTTTCGTCTTTTACAATGTCATATGCTAAATTATTTTTGTAAATATCTCTTACTATGTTATTTATATCTGCATTTGATAGTAAAGGTTTATCTCCTTGAGTTCGTAAACGAAAAGCAACTTCACTTTCTTCAAAGAGTTTCTTAGGAGCTGGATCTTTTTTACTTTGTGATTTCTCAGGAACCTTAACATTTTTACCAAACTTCAACTTGGCTGACTCTATAGGATTTACTACCCCTGAGTTTATTTCACTCTTAGATTGTGGACCTACTATAAATTGTCGTTGACCATTCTTTGTAGCAATTTCTTCTAGGGTTCCATTGTTCAGAAGAGTAGCTATAATTTTCTCTCCTCCTACAGTATCTTCTGAAAAAATTGTTTCAATATCTTTGTTAGAGATAACTTCGTCTTGCCAAGTCTTCCAACCAAACAACTGATTAGTTCTTTGTGTAATTTTTGATAGTACAGTTGGATCTTTTAAGTCCTGATCTAAAGTATTTGGTAAATTGTTTTCTAATATTTCACCTGTTTCAGGATCAATCTTTCTTTCTGTATCAATATTAAATAAATCTAATTGACCATCATCAATTGCTTGTGCAAAAATTTCTTGTTCATTACGTTCAGGTTCAGGTGTAGGATCTGCGACACCATCTATGTCTACGAGTGGCTCTTTACCTAGTCCTACTTCTTCTGCGTTAAACATTTCTAGTTGAGGATCTTGTCCAGTTCTATCTATATCTATAGGTGCTGTAGGCCTTGACCCAAAGGCTCCACCTGCTGAACCAAAACCAGCACCAACAAAGAAACCTTGAGCAGTAGATTCTAATAATCTTTCTGCTCTTTCTTCTGCACTAATTGGAACACCTGTTACATCAAGACCTGCATTCATAATTAATATTTCTTGTAGTCGCTCTGTAAATCCTTCTGAAGTTCCTTGAGTAATTCCAAGCATAGGTATTCTACCAAGCCTAGTAGCTGCTACTTTATTAACAGCATTCAATGCAGTAGTTACTGTTCCTTGTGCTACATCTTTACCTGCTCCTTTAGTAAGAGCTTTTAAAAGAGGTTGAGTACCAAAACGACCAATACCTCCAAGAACAAGAGGAGCTAAAGCTATTGTATCAAGAGCTGCAGCTAGAGCACCAGTTGTAAAAACAGTTGATGGATCACTTGCATTAGGATCTCGTTCTTTTACTTCGTCTTGTCCTTCTCCAGAAAGAAAAAGAAAACTAGGAAGGAATTGAAAAGCAGCTGCACCAAGTGCTTTACTACGTTTAGGAGTTGTTATCTTCTTAGCTATGTATTTACCTATAGATCCCATACCTTTTTGAGCCAAGAATCTACCTGCTGAAGGAACCCAAAACTTTGATGTAGCTGCACCGGCAATACCAGCTGGAATACCAGCAATTATATAAGGTAATACGTTAGCCATGCCCTGTTGTAAATAATCCCATGCACCACGTTCATTACTACTGCTCAGACCAACACCTTTGATGTCTCCAAACTTCATGAGAGGAGGCATTGATGCATCCCATTCTTCTATTTCTTTTTGATTAGCTGCAATAATTTTTTTACCATAGTCTATTACACGAGGACTATCAAGAGCTTCACCAGTAACTTCAATAAATCTACCTGTTAATTTTTCAAGATTATCCCATGACCTACCAAAGACTTGTCCTACAGGAGGTTGCCTAGGTTCTTGCTCTCCTGCTTCATAACCAATAGCTTGTTCACCAATAGGTTGACTAGGTAAATATAATTCAGGGAAGTAAGATGATACAGCAGTATTCATCTCTTCATTAGTTGCATCAGTTGGAAATGCTAATGTCTTACCATTAGGTAGTGTAACATTTTTATCAGACATAAGAACTCCTACTCTTCTTTTAGTACTGCTCTTAGTGTATCACCTTCTCCTACAAAATCAAAGCTTCTTATTTTACCACCTTCTTTTTTCTTTACTATAAATTGTTCAAAGCCTTCTACAAATTCATCAGGCATACTAGAAAGATCAATCATACTTGCATCTATTTTTCCCCAAGGATTACCAGTAGTTAAGGCGGCATATATTTGAGCTTGTAGTTCAGGTTTATTTCCAGCCATGCTTCCTAGTCTTACTATATCCTCAGTTATTTTTTGTACTTCAGGATCACTCTTCTTATAACCTTGATCTTTCATGTTGGTCAAAGTAGTAGTAAGAAGAGTTAAAGATGCTGTAGAATCTAAGTTCTTTGAGATCTCAGATATTGTTTTAGCATTATCAAGAGATGCTTTTCTTAAGCCAGCTCTTCGAGTAGTCTCATCACTTTCACCTTTAAGCTTACCAGCCATAGCTGCTGCTCCAGTATCAAACATTGCTCCAATAGCTTCATTTAAAGTTCCTGTCGCCATAATCTTAGAAGCATTTGCTAGAACTGGACCCCATGTTTGCATTCTAATTCTTGATGTAGCAGCATCACTATCTACTTTATCGCTGGCTACTTCTAAACTCTTTATATATTTATTCATTAAGTTAGCATCAAAAGGAGAAGGATTAGGAGTAGGATCAATAGGAGCAGGAGTAGCAGTAGTATCTGTTACAACTTCTTCTTCCTCTATTTTATCATTTGCCCTCATCAAGAATTTATTATCATCTAGATTCGCCTGATATTTGTCATCTATATTAAAGTATTTTGCTATATCCTCTTTTGTTTTACCATAATCTAAATCTAAATTTTGACCAAATAAACCTGCTATTGCTTCAAAAGGCAGAGATGCAAGATTATAAGCTCCTCCTACAATTCTATCTGGCATAGCACTAATTGCGTCTAACCCTTGATTAACTATAGAACCTTCATATCCCCCAGTAAATATATTATCATCATCACCATCAGCATAATTAGTCTTACCCATTCTCACTTTATTACTAGGAGGAGTATACATACTTGCAAGACCACCTTGTTGTAACTTTTTAACTTGTCCACCGCTTGCACCAAAGAGACCAGCCATACCAGCCATGCCAGTAAGACCTGCACCAGCACCCAGTAGTTGACTGGACAATGGAGCAACAGCACTATAAGCTGTTTGATTACTAGAAGTGTTAGCAGGTAATGGAAACCCTCTAAGAATAGCAGAATAATCATTAAGAGTTTTCATTGGATAATTATATTCATCTTGGAATTGTTGATACCCTAGATCAAGAGCACGTTGTTGTTGTGTCTGATCAGCAGCACCTACACCAGCAAGAGCTCCAAGTTCTTTCATTCTTTGTCCCGGAACTTGTGTTGCCATTTGTCCATACATACCAGCACCTTGTAATCCACGAGCATCTGCTTGACTCATAGCTTGTTGAGCTTGAGCAAAAGCTTGGTTCATTCCCTTGGCTTGTATGTCATCACTACGCATACCTTGATTACGCATTTGTTCTGCTTCAAGTATAGCTTGTCTTGAACCACCATAGCCACCAGCACCTACAGCACCAGCTCCTATTCTTTGACGTTCTTGTGCACCCATTCTACCGAGTTCACGTTGTTGTATATCAATGACATTTTGTGTATAAGGATTCATGTACTGTGCAGTTCTTGCGGCACTTGGTCCTGCAGTAGACCTATCAATTAAAGTTTCTTGTGCCTCAAAGTATGGAGTACTTGCACCTTGAGCATCACGAATACCTGTGAAAGCATTTTGTTGATCTTGATTAAATCCTGCAATACGTGGAGCATCATAAGCTTGATAACCTTGAGATGATCTTTGATCTTCTATACCTTTAGCCTTGCCAAAGATATCTTGTATAAATGGTTTTAGTTCATCAGGATATTGTGATGTTGTTTGTGTTGTAGTATGTGCAGGAGTAGGAGGAGGACCACCACCTTTACCAAAGGATATAACACCCATGTTTGAAAGATGTTCTTCTTCTTCTGTCCATGAATCAAATGGATTATCATTCCACATTCCTTGATTAATCATCATGATGTTTCTCCACTATTGTAAATCTTTTTTGCCATCCTATTTTTTTAACTTTTCTTTCCCATCCAGATCTTCCACAAGCTTCAAGGAAATCACAACCAGACTCTTTACTAAACTTAACTAATACTCTATCCAATTCTTTTACCCAATCATCTAAGTTATCACCAGAAATAAAGTTAATTAATAACACAGTCTTTCTAGGATACTTCATAAACTCTGTTATAGCTATGGCTTCTATCTCATCTTCTTCTTTATATATAACCCATAGATGATAATGATTAATAATAAGACTATGCAATACATCTGCAGTAATCATTCTTCCATACGTATATGGTATTACTTTATCAACTAATGGTTCTATCTTATTCCAAATTGCAGTTATCTTATCAACAGGAACTAAACTTACTTTATACATATTTATAATTTACCTGATCCAAAGACACTATATTTTCTTGTATTAATATTTTTAAAGTAGTGTTGCCCATTTGTTTTGTCAGTATACATATACATAAAGTCTGCTGGATTTAATTCCGGAGGTAACACACTAAAAGGAGGATTAGGTAAAACCATCATATCCTCAAATTTACCAGCTACTTCTACTTCTTCACCTGAAGGTGTACTCTCTTCAGTTACTGTTAAACTTTCAAGACCACCTGAAGTTTGTGGAGGTTGTTCCGGTCTCCCATATTTTGTCTGTCTTATATTTGCTATTGTCTGATCTATCTGCTCTGATCCTGCATCGCTTGAACCATTACCTATCATTGATACCACATCAGCTGGTATTACATATTCATCTCTTGCTAGTAATGCAGGTTGTTGTCCTTCTATATTAAAAGGAATATCATCAGACATTCCATCTCCCGGTCCTTTTACTCTTCCTTCAAAAGCTTTGTTACTATTACCTGCAATAGCTTTTAAACCATCTACAATTTCTCCACCTCTTGCAAAACGAGCTTGTGCTTGTTCATTAGCTGCTTGTATTAAAGGTACAATAGCTGGAATTACAGAAGAGTTTGCTGTACCTGCATTTGTCATGCCACCTTGATTCATTGCTTGCACAGGATTAGCACCAATAGAAGCTAGTACATCATAAGATTTTGTATCTTGTGGTGCACCAGACCCTTGTAACAGTGCTAATACTTCAGGGTTGTTAAACATTTCACTAAAGGCTCCTGAACCTTTACCACCTTGACTTGATCCTCTTGGACCCATTTGAGCAGAAGCACTACCACCAAATGCCATTTGCATAGGAGGATTAGGATTCTGTAGTTGTAGTGCTGGATTACCCATTATACTATTGAACTGTGTGAGACCACCTTGATTCATCTCTTCAACTTGTCCACCCTCTTGACCATAAGCCTGATTAAGAAAGTTCATACCATAAGGACCTGAACCACCAGAGATAAAGTTGTCTGATATTTGTTGTTGATTAAAAGGACCCATGGATGTTTGTGTGAATGGTGTTGAATATATATCTATAGGATTAGAAAAATCTTCTTGTTCTGGGATAGGCCTATTGGCATCAGCTCTCATCTGATCAACAGCAGCATTAACTCCAGTTTTCATAGCAGCCTGTGTTAGATGAGGAACAGCTAAAGCTGGATTTGCTAAAGCCTTTAGACCTTGTTTTTGAATAGCTTGCTTTGTAACATCATTTAAAAGATTTGAAGGTACGAATGCAGAACTTGCTAGTTCGCCAATACTTTTTTTAGCAAACCCTTTTCCAAGATTTTCTAAACCTTTTTCACTAAGAGCTCCTGCTGCTTGTGTACCAGCATAGGCACCTGTAGAGCCACCTGCTGTTACAGCTTTATCTAATCCTGCTGTTCCAGTACCACCTAATAATCCTGCAGTTGCTCCACTCACTAGACCACTTGTTAAAGCTTCATCATGATCTTTACCTGTTAATCGTGCACCACCATACCCTGCTGCAGCCTGTGCTGCCATCTGTGCTGGTATACTTGCACCACCAGTAGCTATACCTACACCTATACTTAGTAGTGCTGGCAAGGCTGCTTCAAGGAAACGTGAGCGACCTTCAGGTAATCCTGTGGCTGGATTAATAGTCATGGTGTTACCCGATAATTTATTAAGATTACTTACTTCAGTAGGACTAAGATGGACAAGCATACTATCATTGTCTCTGCCCTTCATTGCCATAAGGTTAGCGAGGCCTGACATAGGTGCTTCAGGTACTGCTGTTGTTGGGTTTACCATAGGTCTTTTTGCCACGTTTCTACTCCATTAGTTATAGACATTATATCCTGTAATGCCTGTGTTTGCAAAGGTTAGTTAAAGTCTACCCATGCTTGTGTTGCTGTTGTACTTACGTATCCTCTAAATTTTCCTGCTGATGCTGCATAAGCAATGTCACCAGCTCTGGGTCTACCTATAGTAGAGACTGTTACTACACTATAAATGTTAGTTGAAGGTTTACTATTTACTTCTTCATCTCTAGTTTCTAATTCATTAATTAAATTACCACTCCATGATCTTAGATCATTATAAGTATCATTCATTTCTTCACTCTTAATATTATAAGCTGTAGGTAAGTCAGGGTATCTAGCCATTACTGTTGTCCATCCGGTTTAATGTCTAATCTTACTGCACCATATCTCCAGTAAGTATTGTCAGTATGACTAGAAACTTTTACTCTTGCTTGTCTACCTCTTGCTCTAAGGTGAATCTGTTGTGTACCAGAGTTAATATTAAATGGTCCCTTCTCTACAAAATCTCCTGCAGGAAACTGTTTAGTCTTAATACTAAATTGTATATTACCATCATTAATATCAAAGTCTGGAATCATTCTATCAACAAACATTAGATCATGACCATCTTTTATATCAAAGTCAGCAGACTCTAAGTATGCAGTAATAGGTTGACCATCAGCACTATAGTAATCATCAGGCTCATTATTATATAAATAAGAATCATTACTTGTAGTTATAGTATTATCATATACAACTCTATCATCAAAAGTAGTCCATAAAGATTCTCCGTACACCCACGTATTGTCTCCATAATTCCACATTACATAACGATTAGGTTCTTCAGAATTACTGGAAGGATATAACCATACTACTTCTTTAAACTCAGAATTAATTCCAGAAAATATTTTACTTTGTTGTGATGTATTAATATCATCATAGATATATCTTCTTACTGTACAATCAAGATTTCTTATTTGACCATCAAAGATAAAGAAGTTATTTTCACCCATCCATACCATACGACCATCAACATTAACAGCTCCATGCTGTGATACTAGACCACAAGCTGTACCTAACTGTCTGAAGTTAAATATAAAAGGTGGACCAGTAAATTGCATACCATAGAGAGCATTGTCTGTGAACACACCAATAAGATTTCTAGAACGAACAGCTCCAATAATTTGTGAGCCGTCTGTAAGTATTGTTTCACCAGCAGTTGTAGTTATAGATGGAGTCCAGTTGTTAAAGTTTTCTTGATCACTCCAACGAACAAGTAAAGGATTGTAAGTTCCTGTTGCATATTCTGTTGAACCAAAAGATATAAGATGTCTGTCATTAGGAGAAACTAGTATTACATTATTAACACTTGGAGAAGCAGTAACAAGATAAGCTCTTTGAGGTGTAACAGATACATCAGTATCATAATAAAAAATACGTCCACCTCTACGTGCCATTACTACATCTTCACCCCATGTATCAAACGACCAGTTAGTTGCTGGGAAAGTTATATTAGAAGTAGTAGCAGCTTGATTCCATGCTCTCATTCCTGTAGTAGAAGCTCCTGCATTATATACACCAGCTCCATAACCTAGTCCTTGTATAGCATTAACATTACCAGTAGGTAAAAGGTATCCTACTTCTGCATTACCAATATTAGTAAAATTTCCTGTTGCTTGAGTACTATTAACAAATTCATAATTATTAACACCTACAACAGAAACAAGACATACTTGATCTTTCAAAGTTATTCCTGCTGTAACTGTAGAACTAATAAAAGTAATCCAATCACCAGTATTTAAATTATGATTATTAGAAGAAACTGCTATAGTTACTGCACCAGCTACATAATCCATCACACTTGTTAGTTGTACTGTACTTACAAGAGGAGTAACATCAATATTATTATCACCATCATAAGAATATACTTTTTGTTCTGTACCAAACATAATATGTTTTGTTGTATCATTATCAGACCATGTAAGTAAGTCTCTAGCTATGCCATCAAAAGCTGCAGCAACTCTTTTATTATAGCCACGTAGATTCTCTGGTCTACCTTCTCTAAATCTTACACGATTACCATCATACCATGAACCTTCTTCGGCATAACGTGTGGACTCTCTATGGAACCCCGGTTTAAAATCTAACCTAGCTGTTACTGAATCATATGCCATTAGTTATTCTTTGCTCCTAAAATTGTACCTGCAGTTAATGCATTAGTTCTTGACCATCCATTTATAGCTACACCAGCTGCTCCTCCGGGAGCTGCAGAGTTATACATTCCATATGGTGCACTACCACCATTAATTGCATTAACACCAGCAACACCTAAAGTACCACCATTACCACCAGTTCCACCATAAGAACTGTGAATACTAATAGTACCAACTCCTGCTCCACCAGTAGTTAAAGTTCCTGCATTACCTGCAGGTCCAGATACAAAGGCATTAGGTTGTCCGGGATTCACAGGGCCTCCATCTCCAAAACCTGCTCCACCACCGGCAGAACCTCCTTGGAAACTTCCAGATACAGGGAAAGCTTCTCCTCCATTTCCTCCACCGCCTCCTCCACCTCCGCCTCCGATGGTTCCGTTGTTGGTAAGATTCATTGTAACACCACTAATAATATTTATAGCTGGACCACCCGGTTGTCCTGAACTATATCCATTTGGTCCAGCATTAGGATAATAAATAATAACAGAGAAAGAACCAATACCACCGGCTCCACCTTTACCTGCAATATAAGTTCCACTATCTAATGTAAGATTAACTTGAGAGTTAAGAGGTAGCCCAGTAGTTTCAAATGCATAATTACTTATAGAAGTACTTCTAATAATAGCTGAACTTGATAAAGTTAAATTAGCTATTACACTATCAGTTCCATTCCATCCTTGAGAAGTTGCTTCCGTAGCTGTACTAAAGTTAGTAGTAGTTCCTGAAAAAGTTTTACTAAATTCAAATCCTTTAGTAAATCCTTTTACCCATGCACTACCATTCCAATAGTAAATATTTGATACAGAGTTCCATGCGCTTCCAGTATAGATACTAGCTTCAGAAACTTTCTTCCAAACTCCACCTTCTATTATATAGAAAGATGATGCCATTATGAGAAGGCAGTAGTTTTATACCAAAGATCTCCTGTATACAATGTACCTAGAGAACCCGGATCAGTTGCACTTGTTGGTCCTGCTGTAGAAACCAATCTTTGACCTATTGCATTACCTATTGCTGTACTCCCTGTAGTTGTTATCTTAGTTGATATAACAGCATTGTTTATGATAGCACCTGTACTAACATATGCAACATCCATTCCTATTTGAGCTCTTGTTGATGCTGTTGTTGATTGTGTAATTAAATTAACACCTATTGGAGATGCACTTACTGCAAATAAATTACCTGCTCCTATGCCTGTACCATTAGCTGCATAAACATTAGTACCATTACAAATTACAGTTCCAATACCACCTTGTGCTATAGCTACTCCAGCAGCAGCAACTGTTTTAATTGTTACAGTATATGCACCACTAGTGTTATTATAAATAATATAATCTTTTTGAACTTGAGGAATAATTACAGCTACATTAGAAGTTAAAGTTCCTGTTACTTCTAATGTTTTAGTTCTAGCTTGATCAACTCCTCCATCAGCTACTGTTAATGTAAGGTCTACACTACTTACTGCAACATTAGTATATCCTGCTATACTAGAGTCTACTAAATCAATTACACTTTGATTAAGTTTTTGACCCCATGTATTAGGATTCTCTCCGTCCCCTTGTTTTTCTAGTCTTAATCTTGTTGTATATGTTGATGACATTAGAAGTTTCCTTTAATCCATGCAGCAATAATTGCTGTTACAAGTGTACCACAAACTAGCCAAGCTAGTCTTTCCCATCTTTGTGTATTACGATTAGCATCATTTCTTATACTACGTAATTCTGTTGTTGCCTCTGCCCAACGAAGACCACATTCTCTTTCATGTTGTTCTATTTTTTTTAAAGCTTTAAGAGCCATGTCCATCGCAGTCTTCTCAGTCATTGTACCATACCTTAGTTGTTATTCAAAATTATCTTGCTGTTGCGTATTTATTGGAATTTTCTGCAAAGGCAATGTACGATATAATATAATTATTTCCATTGTATCCTTCCCAAGTTGTTCTCATTTTAAAACCATTAGATAAGTAGTCTAATTCAAAAGTAGAACTATCTGATTGTGCGTTATCACTATTCATGCTAAGTCTTTTTTGTACAGGATTAAAAGGACTACTATTGGCATTTGAATAAGACCATGATTCTCCAGCAGCACCACTATGGTTATTTCCTATATACTTCACCATTACAAAAGCAGGTTTGAACCCTGTATAAACAAATGACCCGTCCGTATTTCCATTTCCAACATATTCTCCACTATGAATATATCCGGGACAATTTGCAAAACAATAAGCAATCATCTTAGAACCGGCACCATCATTTATACCATCTGTATAATTTGTACTAAAGACTGTTGAAGTAGGAGCAGACATAGAACCATTACCAGATTTGTCTACTGAAACATTACTATTATTTAAATTCATTCCATAGTTCCAGCTAGTTTGTGAGTCTGACCATACCCACCAGTTACCAGATTTACCTAGGCCTTTAGTTATAATATAATTAGGAGCTTTGGATAAACCATGTCCTACTGTTTGAACTCCTACACCTGATAAAGTTCCTGTATAAGTAACTATAGAAGCACAAGTGCTAGAATCTAATTGTACTGTAGATGTTAAATCTCCATTACCATTACTAACTGTTGTTCCACCATTAAATCTCCAACCAATTCCCACCATAGGAGTTGATCCAGAATTAAACCATGTGCCACCTGTTATGTTATAATTAGTTCCACTTTGAGATACAAAATTGTATTGTGGTAGAGTAGCTTGAGCAGAAGTACCATTTGAACCTATATAATAGTTATTAGAACTAGCACCAAAAATTCCTTCTGTGGTATTCATCCAATAAGGAGTTTGAGCATAAGTATCTGAACGCATAATATGCAAGTCTTGTTGAATACCAAATCCATTTTCACCAATGGTACTAATAGTTCTTGCACCATTATTACCTGTGTATCTCCAAGAACCAAATAATTTTTTTGCAAAGTTATCCTCAGTTTGTGCAGGATCAACAGTTGCATCTATTGGAAGGTTACCAGAACATAAAGCTACATAACCAGAAGGCACAGCCAGAGAAAAGTCACCAAATCCATTTTCATCTGCATTTCCACCAGCACTTACAAGTCCAGCAAAAGTTGAGTCAGCTCCAAAATTAAATACACCACTAGCAGTATTACCACCACCACCACTACCGAGATATGGTGCTAAAACTCCACTTGAAGGTATAGCATAAGTGGAACTATAACTACTTCCATTATAAGTCCATTTAAAAGTATTATTATCTCTATCTATTGCAATACCAAATGTTTGAGGAACAGACCTAGCAGTTCCTATACCATCTGCACTTTGAGCAACACCATTTAACATAAATGCACCTTGATAATTATCAACAGTATAACCTCCTGCTCCACTTACTGCTGCTCCGCCTCTATCTCCTGTAAGATTTGATCTCATTATATCTGGTACACATACTCCCGGAAATACAGCATCTTGAGCACCACCAAATTGTGTAACACGAACTTCCCAATAATATTTACCTGATTCTGGTATTCCTGTAGAAGTAATAAAACCTCTTTGATTAGTACCTACTGCATATTTTAAATTACCCTCACTAAATGTAAAACCACCAGTATTTTTTTCTAATCCACCTATTGTAGCAAAATTACCACCATTACCAGCAGTAGCTGAGAAGGTTGGAGAGTCACCCATTTGATCTGAAGCTACTATACTATTAGCTGTCCAATCATTATTTTTTCCAGATACGTCATTTCCCATATCACCACTAGAAGCAAAATCTAAATGAAAACCATTGTTACCAAATGTTAATCCTGAAGGGTCTTTGGGAATCCAAACTCCATTTTTTAGTTCTCCAAAATCTGAAATAGCAGCAGCACCATCAATTTGTATAAAGTCAGCCATATAACCACTCCAATATCTTGAAGCACTACCATATCTACCAATGTAATTTGCAACTCCATTTTTACCTGCGTCTGGAGGAGTGGTATTAGGATAACCAGCATTTTGAGTCCACTCACCACCATTCAAAGCTATAAGTTCTCCATTAATATAAATTTTTAATCTATCGTAATCATTTGATGCAGCAGAGTTTATTATTGCTACAAAATGGAACCAAGCAGAAGGATCTCTATATCTTATGTTAGTAGTATAACCATTTACTCCACCACTTCCCATATAATAAGCAAGGTTATCTGCTATAGCATCATCATTATTAAAATAAAAACTACCTGTATTTCCAACAGCAGTAAATATAGAAACTGGATTTACATCACCAGTAAAAGTTTTTTTAAGCCAAACAGAAAGGGCAACTTGAGTAGTAGATGATGGTGCTGAACCCCATGTTTTATTTAAATAAGAAGCACTCCCATCAAATCTTGCACTATTAGCTATTTGGTAGGAATAGAAATCACTACCACCGCCACCTGCTGGTTTATTCCATAATTCATTATTAAACATCTATTGTTCCTTTATGCAAATGCTAACTGAGGCGCACCTAATTGTATTTTACCTGCTGTTGAAATAAAGTATGGAAGAACATCAAGTGATCCTGCTGCTGTGCTAAGAGTTATGCCAGCTCCACCTACTGTTTCATAATCAGTTCCTAAAGATAAAGTACGTGAGCCTGTACCATCTTGTATAATAACCATGACTCCTGATTGTCCCACTACATCTGTGGTAGGATTATCTAATGTTACATTACCTGTAAAAGTTAAAACAAAGTTTTGATAAGTGTCATAGTTTAAAGTAATATTTCCTGTGTTAGTTGCATCTGTAAGAGTAGCACCTCTTTGTGCTGCAGTAAAACTTTGAGCTACATTAGTTCTTGCTATAGTAGGACTTGCACTTACTTTAACTGTATCTGTTGCACAGACAGCAGCTGTAATATCTGTACCACCTTCAAAGGTAATTGTATCACCTTCATTAATAACTTGTGAACCACCACCATCTCCGGCAATAGTAAACTGTGTAGAAGCTGTAGTGAAAGAAGCGATATACTTTTGTGCGTGGGCTTCTAGTAAATCTCCTGCGCTTGCTCCTACATCTAATACTATAGCTGTTCCATTAGTAGCTGTATAATCTGAACCATCTAATAAAACACCATTAAGAAAAACATCAACATGACCAACTGTATATGTTAAAGGAGAGAAAGTAGTTTGTCCACCAGTAGCAGTTACAATAGCTTTATCGGTTATTCCATATTGTAGTCCTTGACCTATATAAGCCATTCTATTCTCCTAGTTGAGGCCAATCATTTAGTATTGCAAGAGTATTTACTGTCCCATCTTCGTTATAAGTAGAAGTATTAAGAGCAATAAAATTATCCATAGTTGTACAGTTAGTAACAGCTGTTTCCATTTCTTCTGCTTTTACTCTGATAGCATCTCTGTATGTTTGTATGTTAGCAGGAATTTCTGTGCCATTATCAGACTTACGTATGATAGCCCAATCAGTTTGTGCAAGATAAGATGCTTGTTGAGATTTAATTTTTTGAATAGTATTAGATTTTAATCCTCTATTAATTACTTGATTACCATCTTTATCTGAGATAAGATTAAAATCTTCATCTACTGCATCTTCATCTTCAAGTTTAATATCTCCAGCTTTTTCAATAGACTCTACAACATTGTCTCCAACTACTGCATAAGTAGGATCATAAGATATGTAATAATTAGAATCATATTTAGGAGCCATGATAACATCATAGATACCTAACGATAACCTTTCTTCTTTAGTCCATATAGTAAAAATAGAACGAGGATGTTGCACCCCATTCTCATCTACTATACTTTTTGGATGTGCAATAATCTTACTTACACTTCCATCTTTTACTAGTGCCCACATTTTATTTCTCCTTTAGTTATAATTTGTATTTTATCATATTAATTCTACCTAGCCAATGAGTACTTAAAGGGATTGTGTGCAAATGCTAAGTAGATATAATTTCTACCACTACCATTAAAAGCCACATGATCAGTTCTCATCTTTACCCCATTAGAAAGAAAATCTATTTTTGCTAAGTCTCCACTTTCTTCTACACCAGCTGTATCTGGATTTAAATATTTATCCATAACATTAAAAGTTTCTCTAGCACTATCATAAACAATCCAGTTGTTTGCATTACCAGTATCTTTTATCATAAACCAAGCAGGTTTAAATCCCATATAAATAAATGTACCATCATCACCACCATTACCAGTATAATTATTTGCTGCAATATACCCCTCTACATTTGTAAAACAAAAAGCTACCATGTCTTTACTACTAGGATTTATATTACTATTTACCTCAAAAACACTTGATGTGTTTCCACTAGGTACAAAAAGATTACTACCTACACTATAAGTACCATTACTATTAAGGTACATTCTACTATTATCAGCAGGAAAAGCTCCAGCAGTTCCCATATTTTTATGGAATACTGTCCAATCCATTAATGCAGCACCAGATGTAAATGGTTTACATATTAACATTGAAGGTGCTGCATTAAGACCATGACCAAGAGTAACTGAACCTCCAGTACCAGTCCATGTTACAACACTAAAACCACCACTAGGATCTACTTCTACTGTAGTATCTATTGACCCTGTAGTATTTGTACTTGTTGTTCCACCATTAGCCACCCATTTATAATTTACATAAGTTTGACCACTTGCATTCACTTGACCATAACCTGTTAATGTTAAAGCACTTTCTGTAGGAGCAGCAGTATAAGGACCACTAACACCTTGGTTTGCGTACCAAGCTGATGTATTAAATTCTCCAAAGGAATCATAATCTCCATTATTATATCCTTGAGTCCAAACATTCCAGTTATTACCAGAGTTACGTTGTCTAATAATACTTAAAGAAGGTTTCTTTGCCATGTCTATAGTTATTGATCTGCCTGAATTACCATCACCTGTCCAAATTTTAGGACTAAATAATTTTTGTGGAAAATTATCTTCAGTTTGTGCAGGGTCTACTTCTGCTGCTACTGGTAAATTGCCAGAACACATAGCTAAGAATCCTGATGCTATAGTTTTTGGAGTATAATAAAAATTACCATAACCTGTATTATCACTATTACCTTGTGCTGTTTTTGCTCCTGCAAAAGTTCCATCTTGTCCTGCGTTTAATATAGATGTTCCATTTCCATTATACCCAGCAACCCATAAAGATAAAGTTGTTCCTGCTGTAAAAGTATCTCCTGCATTAGCTCCTGTTGCTGGATTAC